GCAGATGCAGCGTCTATTCCGACAGGCCATTCAGAATGAAATGGCGGCTGAGCGGTTTAAGGAAAACTCAATTCTCTTTGATGAGATTACTGCTGGTCTGCATTGGCGAGAGTTTGCATACCCTCACCAAATCGAAGGCGGTAAGTATCTCGCAGCGAATGGCCGAGTTATTCTTGGCGATAAGATGGGACTCGGTAAGTCACTGACTAGTCTCATTGCCTGCGATATGTTGAAAAGCCAGCGTGTACTAATCGTAGTGCCAGATGATGTTGTTTCTAACTTCGCTCACGAGGTTTATAAGTGGGCTCCGCATCGTCAGGTTATTTCGCTCGGTAAGATGAGTAAGGCAGAGCGAGCGGCCGGTTTAACGCTATTGGGGATGCTGGATAGTTTCGTGGTTATCCTTAACTATAGCATCTGGCGCAAAGATAACTCATTGCTTGACGCACTCATCGACATTAAGTTCGACACGATGATTATTGATGAGGCGCACAACGTCAAGGAAACTACGACCAACGCTCACCGTGGTGTCTATAAGATTGCTATGGCTGAGAACTCCTGTCCTGAGTGCGGCGGAAATATCCAGCAGGTTAAGATTGACAACGGCTACTATAACTCAGCCACTCAAACTACTGCCTGTGTTAACGAGACTACATGCGGTTGGTCACAAGAGCGGGATAATGAGCGCGGTGTTAAGCGTGACTTCGGTTACCTGCGTAGTGTTAAGAATCTATTCCCAATGACTGGCACGCCTATCCTTAACAAGCCAACCGATCTATTCGCTTTGCTATCCCTAATCGACCCTGAGAACTTCCGTGACAAGTATATCTTCGAGCGTGACTACTGCGCTAAGGATTACTGGACTAAGAAGATTAAGTTCCGCGAGGGCGGTATGGACAGTCTAGTTAAGCGGCTGTCGGGTAAGTGGCTAGCACGCGATCGTAAGTCTGCTGGCGTAGTTCTACCTAAGCAGGACATTGTTTACCACACGCTCGAACTTAGTGAGGACCTGTACCCCAAGCAACTTAAGGTTATCAAGCAACTCACTAAGTATGCGACGATCATGTTTAGTCAAGAGAAGAAGATGACTAACATTGCAGCCATTGCACTTATTACTCGCAAGCGTCAGGCGAATGTATGGCCGGGCGGAATTACTCAGCGTGATGAAAACGGCGATATTGTCTTTACTGTGGCTGACGAAGTTAATGAGTCCATCAAACTAGATTGGTGCTGTGACAAAAATGGCGAAGGGAACATACCTGATATTACTGCTGGCGGCAACATGGCTCTTGGCGATCGTGTTATTGTATTCAGTCAATTCAAGGACCCACTCCGAGAACTTGAAAATCGCCTTAATAACGCAGGTATCTCTGTGGTTCGGTTCGATGGCGATACTACTCAGTCTGTACGCGATGCAGTAAAGATTGACTTTGATAGATCACGTTGTAATGCAGAAGGCTACGAAAAGAAGTGGCAGGTTGTACTCTGCAATTACAAGACGGGCGGTGTCGGCCTAAACTTCACTGACGCCACTCAGATGATTATTCTTGACTCGGAATGGAACGGCGGTAAAGAGGATCAGGCACTAGGCCGCGTTGACCGTATTGGGCAGACTGAGGAATCTATTGTCCACGTTCTCGAAATCGACCAGACTATTGACACTTGGATGCGAGCACTTATTACTTCCAAGCGCGATATGGTTAACGGGTTTGAGTCCACTGTAGATGTTGCTCAACTACTATTCGAAGCAATGAATAACGGAGAGGTGCTATAATGCCTCTTGTATCTAGGCCTTGGGTCCCTAAAGAAATAACCGAAGCTATTAACTTAGCCATTAAGTTTCCATATATCACGGAATACTATGAAGGTACCTTCTGTGACGGTTGGATTAAAAAGAATGGTCGTAACGGACGCTGCACTAAAGTTGCTTACTGGCACTACAAAGCAGGGTCAACTAAAAAGCCTCATGCCAAGTCAGGTTATTTCTGCTGGTATCATCTAATTACCAAGGGCATTCAAGCCACAAAATATGATATTGATAGAGCACATCGAGCCCAACTTAAGGTTGAAAAGGAGTCATAATGCGTTACGTAATTATTGCCAGTCTATTCTGTGCAGGTATTTTCTGCCCAGTCCCAACTCATCATTACCGCAACTATGTAGAGATTCACCACGCTGGTAACTGCCGTACCTACTGGTACTATGTGCATTGCGGGGCGAGCCGCTAATGTTTACGACCGAAGTCGATAAGTTTATGGATGCTTTCAATATGCTTGTCAAGGAACTTCAAGTCATTAGTGAGAAGTTAGAAAACATTGATCGTCACTTAGTCGAACTCGTAGATAGGGATTAGTCATGGACTATGGTAAAGTCGGATTCGTCCTAGGTTGTGTTATAGTAGCGGCCGCATTTATAGCCGCACTATACTATCTCTATCTTGCTTACGAACAAGAGCGTGATCTTAAGCGAATGGAAATTGAGCGCGGATATAAGTGCTGTGAACACTGTGACTACGAAACGCCAATTTGGTCTGAAATGACTTACGGTGAGACTCATCCTTATGATGCTCACCCAAAGCCTTGCAACGAGCCTGGTTTTTGTCGAGGTAAGGAATTAGTCTAATGGGAATCTATCCAAACGAGGAATATAAGTTCATTGCTCCTGACACACTACAGCGCACGTATAGTACACCGGGCTACGTTAAGACCGAAACTTTTAAACTAGTCCGCACAGATGAATTGCGAACTGATTGTTACTGCTGTAGTTGTGGCGACGACGGTGGAGTAGATCCTTATTGCCGCAATCACGGCTGGGCAGGTAGTCGTCCATGCGAAGTGCATAATATGCCAGGCGTAGTAGATGACGATAACGAAATGCCCGAGTCGGTGCAAAAGAAACGAGCAAATTCGTGAGACAACAACGAACTAGTCAACGTCAATATCGTCGAAGCACTACTGTCAATTGTAGTCGATGCGGAAAGTCCACAAAAGAATATAGACCAGCCGTGATTAACAACCAACCTGTATGGGTTTGTAAGGATGACTGTAATGTATGAAAACGAAACAGCAAAAATGAGTGGGCGGCCGATTAACCCTATCGAAAGGGTCGATTCCTCGGCAGTGCGAGTTACTACGCCGGCTACTATTAATGAACTTGTAGATGATCTATTTAATCTGCTATCTAGGTTCGAGTCCACTGTAGACGAACACCGAAAAGTAATTACTCCGGCTCTACGTTCAGCAACCACCTCACCTGTGGCACCACCTGGTTATAAAGATGATTCTATGCCATCCGGTGATTCTGATTTGTATATGCGACTAAATAATCTTGGTCGCCTCCTAGATCAGCAGGTTCGTAACCTTCAAGAACTAACAGGATACGTGCAACTATGACACTCACCCAACTATGGCCGTGGGCACCTAACGCTAAGCAAACTAGTGGCCCATTTACGGGCGGCCCGCCGAAGCTATTGTTCCACGCAACTATCGCGCCTGCTATGGCATTGCCCGACTATGGCGGTCAAGGCGAAGCGCCACATGGTACCTTTAGGTGGGACGGCTCTAAGATTATTCCGAACCAGCACTATAGGTTCGACCAGTTTAGTAAGGGTCTAGTTAATGCACCGGGCGGTGTCGAAACTAACCGTGATGGTGTTATCCAAATTGAACTAGCCGGCTACCTATCAGATATTCCTGGACAGTTTAATATCCTTAAGGCACCCGACGACTATTGGGTACAGATCGCTCATCTAGTTAAGCCGATCATTACCGATCTACATATTCCCAATACTGTGCCAGTAGACTGGTCAACTATGGGACGTATGGGATTTAGTCAGTGGGATAATTTCAGTGGTATCTGTGCTCACGTACATGTACCTGAGAATACCCATTGGGACCTACCTATTCCACCTCACGCCCTATCGATTATTCAAGCGAATCTATTTACAGCCGATCCGCCGAAGGTAGTTACTCCGCCACCTGTTAAGGTTCCAACTACACCGACAGCGCCCAAGTTCCCACTACCTAGTGGGCATTACTTTGGTCAACTTAGTAGTGACCTGGCTTGTCACAGTGGAACTTATAGTTCTGTGGATCGCGGTAATATCCGTGTGTGGCAGCAGCAAATGCATAATCGCGGATGGAATATCACAGTGGACGGCGTTTATGGTTCACAGTCCGCAGGTATTTGTAAGCAATTTCAAGCCGAAAAGCATCTAACAGTAGATGGCAAGGTTGGCCCGCAGACTTGGGCTACCTCGTGGAGTGCTCCTGTGACCTAAGAAACATGCCCGAAAGTCTGGATGAGGGCTACCCAAAGACTTGGAAGTGTGCTACCTTATAGGTATCGGACTTCCACTAGTAGGCGAAAGCCTCGTGGTCAAAGGGTGCCCCGGTCACTTGAAAAGGTGGCCGGGGTCCAGGCATTTAAGAGCAAGTCCAACCCCAAATAAAGTTAGGAACTATCATGGCTGAACTATCCAACGAAGCCGAAGAAGCCCTAGAGAATCTTTTCAAGGATGCTCGCAATAGTGCTAAGGACTTCGCACCTACTAAGCACAATGGTCGTCTACTAGATGTTATCGACGAGGAAATTGACCTCGTTCGCTCCGAACTAGGAATCGAGCTATAATGAAGCGAATTGCAGCAGCCGCAGCACTATCATTTGCTGCCGCTATTGGTATTGTTGCTAGTCCTGCACAGGCAGCAGATAACCACTACCGCGCTACGTCCTGTACTTATGGTGGCACGCTACGAGTTACCTCGTGGCTTAACTTCCAGAATCCACAATTCCCCCGCACGTTCCATGTAAGTGCTACCAATTCTTATCCGTGGTACCTAAGTTATACCATCTTCGATGGACACAACGAAGGCAGTAAGGTCGAGTACTATGCAGTAGGTACGGACACTTACAAGCAGGTCATTGGTGACTGGGGTAATCGTTCCTGCATTGCTTACGGTTAAGGATTATCACTATGAGAATCAATGTTTATTCCCAGGAACTTACTAAAGAAATCGAACTAGTATCTAAGGTTGCAGACACAGGCATCACATATTATGGAATGCGAATGTATCTTGCATCCCCCGATATTCTGCACCACACTGTAGATGATGATGACCGTAGTGCAATAACATTTTGGCTACCTAATGCACATTCATTTACAAAAGATGATCTTTCAGCTATATTTACATTAATGGCTTATAAGATTGATGACGCACCTAATCCTGAAAAGAACGACTAATGGGCAAGGCAGGGAAGAAATTAAAGCGTCTCTTACGAGACATTAACGAAGGGTTATATGGTTCTGATTATCTTCCCTGCCCTGCTTGTGCGTCCGGTGACCACCTATTATGTGAAAACGGTACTGACGGTCATTGTTGTTGCCCTGTCGTTGAATTTGAGAATGTAGAAGGTGATGAGTCCGATGCCAAACGACTATCTTATGGAGACGCAACTAAAACCCCGGACGCTATTACTGATGTACAATCGACAGGACGTAAACGCGCAAAAGTTATGTATCCAATTACAGAGGATATGGAATGCGAATGGCGCGGACTGGGACGAGCAGGCGGAGGTGTTAATCCCATCATCGGTTGTATTGAGAATAGAGCGACTGACAGGCACCACGGTCCAGATAAAAATACACTCAATAACAAAGCCGGCAATGTCCACCGTATTTGTTCGCCGTGCCACAATTTATGGCACGCTCGCAATGACGAATTTTATGGAGAACGTCCGCCGGGTACTGAACCGTTTATTCCACTAGATGGGCATGAATGGTGTCAGCACGATAGCGAAACAAAAGCACCACTAGATGAATTGATTAAGGCCCAACTCGGGCGGAAAATACCTAAAAAGAAAGTTGAGCCTAATGCCTGACGAAGGAATTTTCGGTAAGGATTTTGAAGATGACGAGGTACATGAAGAAGTTCCTGTCCCTGATATCGAGGATCCAAATAAGTATCTTCCGGTGTCGGTAATGGAAAAGATGATTATGGATATGAACCTTGATATCAATGTTCGTCAGTCTGCACTAGAATACGCTTCTCGACTAGGCACAGTTATTAATTCTAGTGTCGAGCACCTACTTAAGAATGCACAAGAGATTGAAAAGTATATCATTACAGGCGGAGATAATCCCTTGACATAGGTTAGTTCTGTGGTATACTTGTACCAGTAAACAAAGGAACAGCCCCCTGTTTTCCTGCGTTTATTACTTAATCGCTCGGGACATTAATTAGATAGCACCACATCTACGTCCGAAGATTAAGGGTAGTGCCGTAATATCGGAAGCCTACTGTCCATGGTCAGCAGTATCGGCCCAGGTTCGAACCCTGGACGGCATACATGACAACTATAATCAGTCACTCAGAAGTAGATCAATTCCTCACATGTGAGCGTAAGCATTACTATGCGTTCGGCCAGATTATTCCTGGTCAGGAAGATACTGGTCTAGAATCTAAGCATCTTAGTGACGGACTTTATCGTGGCACACTAGGCCACGCTGCACTAGAAGCACTCTACAAAACACTGAGCGAAGGTCACGGTTATGACAAGGCTAAATCTAACTTAGATGCTGTGCTTACTGACGAATTAGTTAGTACGCCCGAACGTTCAGAACTCATTATGAGTCTTATGATCGTGCTTAATGCGTACTGTGATTACTACTATCTTGAAGATACGCAGGAGTGGGAATACATTGCGGTTGAGGAAGAATTTCGTTATGAAGTTGATGACGATATTATTTTCCCATTCAAGCCAGATATGATTCGCCGACACCGCAAAACTCAGCAAGTTCAGGTAGTTGACCATAAGTTTCTACAGCGACTATACGGTCCGAGTATTATCGGCATCCAGCCACAACTACCCAAGTATGTAGGTTCGCTGCGACGCATGGGCTATGACGTTAAGGATGGCGTTTATAACCTTATCAGTCACTCAGTCCTAAAGACGCGACCGTATGTTGCAGATAACTCTACTATGCGTCGCGTCCCGCTGAAACTAACGAACCAGCGTATTGCTCGATCCCTTAACGAACAACACGAGGCGGTAAGACAGATTGCGGAACTTAAGGCTGATCCAGAATCCTGGCCCGATAAAGTTCTCCGAACGGCTAACTCTTTTAACTGCCAGAATTGTCCGTTCTTGGATCTATGCGTGGCAGACCTTAATGGTGAAGATACTACAGTAATGTTGCGTCATGAGTTTAGGCCGAATAGTTATGGTTACGACAAAGTCAAGGTAGATGATTAACATGCGTGTTAGCAGACTGATGAAGAATCTTAAGTGGCACCTCGGTACTCGAAAGGTAATCGCGGTCACACCTCATGGAACATATACATTCGATATTGTCGATGTTACTCTAACTGATGAGCAAGTAGTTCTCAAACTTCGCGAGGTAGTTAAGTCATGACTGAATTAACAGGTCAAGAGAAAGCCATGTTTGATGCACTCATGGCTGCACGTAAGCCGATGAATGAACTCATCCCTTTCCTTAAGGCGTGTGTTTATGGGGACTCAGGCTTTGGTAAGACTGTGTTTAGTATGCAACTAGCGCAGGCTATTACGCCGCCCGGAAAATCAATCGAATACATTGATTATCTTGAAGGCTGGGTCGCCTTGCTTAACCACCGTGACGAAGGGCTATTAAAGAATGTCCACCGTGAATCGTACGAAGGTATCTCGCAGATCGACACTCTTGGCAAATTTATCAAGATGGGCGTCGAACCTTTTGATAACATCGGAACCGTTATTTTGGACGAATTCTCGTCAATGACGAAATCAGATCTTTTCACTGTTGTTAAGTCACGGGCGGCTAAGGACAGTAGCAAGGATCCAAATGTTCCCACACAACCTGACTTCTACGCTGGAACTAACCGCGCTGACCTAGCATTGACCAGTCTGCTACAAGCTAAAGTTAATGTAATTGTTGTCTCACATATTCGTGAGGACAAGGATAAGTCTGGCGCTGTCGTAACTCGTCCAGCGTTTATGCCAAATTTCTCAGATACATTCCGGCAGATGATGCACTTAGTTGCTCACCTTACTGCTGAGGAATTTATCATTGAGGAAACAGGCGAGGCTGATTATAAGCGCTCGTTGCAAGTTCACCCGACACGGCGAGTTAATGCTAAGACTCGTATTGGTGGACTACGCCCCAATGTTCCACCGGAGGTACTAATTCCTGCGGTGGTAGAATGGATGCACGGTAATCGTGAATCCGAACCCGTCGATGAAAAAGGTAATAACCTAGTCGTCGTCAAAGAAGAAGAATCAGTCGAAGATGCACTTATCGAAGTGCTAGATTAGGAGTATAGTCATGGGTCTATTTGGTGATCTAGATGTTGCAAGCGCAGAGGACGACCCGTTTAGTGTCCCTGCAAATACCTACGAGGCTACTGTCTACGAGGTGGAAGTAAAGCCTACTCAGGACGGTTCTAAGACGGGGCTCAATATCGTCTATAAGATTGCGTCCGGTGAGCACGAGGGTAAGTCTGTTCGTGAATGGAAGCAGATTCCGAAGGGTGCTATTACGCCCGAGGATAAGCGAGCAGCCTCATTCCTAAAGATGCGTCTTGCAAGTCTCGGAGTTCCTGAGTCTCGCATGAACGACATTGACGTTAATGACCTACAGGGCCTCGACGTTATTATCAACGTCAAGGTAAACGGCGAGTACACTAACGTCACTCGGGTTGAACTAGCAGACGCTAGCACGCCGGCTGGTGGCAGCGCATTTAGTGGCTTCGGCGGCTAAGAGAGGTAGAATATATGTCAAAGATCGAAGAAGTATACAACTCACTGGAATATCATTCAGCAAAGAGTGATGAGAGTCGAACTAAGTTTGAATCTCTCCGGCGAGCGGCTAAGGAATTTGCAGAAGCAATTAATGCAAACACACCTGAATCTCGGGAACAGTCGCTTGCTTACACTCACCTAGAGGAAACTCTTATGTGGGCCGTTAAGTCGGTTGCCATTCGAGATTAGTAAATAGTGGTGGGCGCTATTCAGGGGAAGTATAAGGGTAGCGCCCACCACCCTACTATGTTAGGCTACTAAAATGGCAGCGATCGTAGATATCGACGGGACGTTACTACTCAACGGCGTTAGACCTAATAGCGCTGTTATTGGTATCGTTAGCAAACTACCTGACGTGTTCCTAGTTACAGGGCGTCCCGAGACAGATCGACAGCGCACTATTAAGCAACTAGCAGCCGCCGGCATCACTTACGTTCAACTCATGATGAATAACTTTGGCAATGATCCAACAGCGCAGTTAGAATCTAAGCGCTTTAACGCTCAGCAAATTATGAAGCACGCCAAGGTTACCACAGCGATTGACGATAATGCGGCTGCCCGACGAATGTATAAGTCGTTAGGAATCCCCAATGTCAGTGCACCCTAAAGTAAGACTCTCGCAGATTAACAAGTATGATCTGCCCTACCGGCTGTCGCAACAATTCCATGACTGCGGAGAATACATACCTTTTCCAGTGACCGCATATAAAAACGGTCCGCCGCTTTGTGCTAGATGTAAAAAGGTAGTTCCGTGGTTTTTCTACAAGTGTGTTATATGCGACCAGTATTTCATTCAGGATTTCAGACACCCAAAGTTCTGTGCCTTTTACCCTACATGCTGGCAACATACTCTAGAATTGCCGTGGGAATTTTGTGGCGAACATCGCCCTCATGTATTAGGTGGCACACGCCTAAATATGATTGTCGAACCCATTGGCCTCAACCCTCGAAAATTTAGCGACGAAGAATTAGCTAATGTGTTTGAGGGTATTGACTAGGAGTTAACTTGCCTGATATCACCGATGATAATCCGGTAGATGGGCTAGGCAGTTTCTTCGATAGCATTTGGCACGCCGAGCAGGGATTTGTTTACCTTCCTACGCTTGACCGAAAGGCCAATGCTTGGAAGAAAAACATGTTCAAGTGGCCTATTCACCGTAAGCATGTAATCGAACATGTGCTGGGTAAAGTAGCCCAAGGATTAGACGTATACTTCTCTCCCGTAATCTTTAACGAGGCTAAGCCTGTCAAAGAGAACGTTAAGGGTAGTTTCGTCGTGTGGGCTGAATATGACGGTTCTGCCCCGTCCGAGTGGACCCCTGAGACTGCTCCGGCCGCTGACGGTACCGAGAATCGCGCCCCTGTACCCACACCGACTATGCGCGTGCAGTCCAGTAAGGATGGCAACGAGCATGTATATTGGGAGTTGGATCATTTTGAAACAGATACAGGATGGATTGAAAACACCAACCGTTCAATCACTTATGGAACTCGTGCGGATACATCAGGCTGGGACATTAA